GTTGAAAGTAAACATCGCCACGACCTTGTATGGTGTGAGTGTGGCGAAATTGCAGTTGATGGCGGCAACGACTATCACAAAGGTACTGCTAAGAATATGAAAAACTTTATTAGGATTAGAAAGGACTCAAAATGAACGCTGATAAGAATGGGCATTGGGAATGGAATTGCATTGGAGACCCCTGGGTCTCTTGCGAGAAGCCAAATGAAGAATCCTTAAATCGTTTTCCAAATCGTTATCGCTTCGTCAAAGACGAAACCTTCATACCGTCAGAAACAATCAATGGACTACCGCGCAAACTGGTCAATGAGGTAAGAGACCTACTCGACCAATTCTGGCGCAAGCAACCTAGATGGGGTGACGCATCTGTTGAGTATTACTATGCAGAACAGATTATCCGTGCTTGCTGGAAGGATACTGCGCTTGCAGATACAATCCTACCGACCTACAAACAGGATGCGTTAGACAAGATTGCCGCTATTAAGGCAGGCAAGTACGGAACTCAGAGAGCGCAGATGTAGAATAAACCTATGGAAAACAAGAGTGGGGTTAAATTGGTGGCTCAAGTAGAGAAGAAGGCACCCAGTAAAGCCGTTACCCCCAAAAAGATAGGCGGTCGCAAGCCTTTTGTTTTAGATGAAGATAAAGAGAGTGCAATTCTTGATTTCATCCGTATCGGAACGCCTGTAAAGCATGCAGTTGTCGCTTCAGGGGTCAGCGAAGCGGCTTTTTACAACGCAATGTCTCGCGGTCTGGCAGAAAGAGAACGCCTAAAAATGGTTCCAAATGCAAAAGAAAACCCAACCGAAGTTGGGTATCTACAATTCCTAGAGTCTGTCGAGCGGGCAAGATCAGAGGCAGTTGCCAAAAAGGTTGCTTCAATTACCAAAGCAGCCATTGAGGGAGATTGGAGAGCAAGCGCGTGGTGGCTAGAGCGTCAGGTTGGTTCAGAGTTCGGAAAGACTGACCGTATTGAAATTGGTGGGCAAGGTGGCGAGGCGATTAAAGTCCAAATTGAAATGGGCGACCTTGAAGATAAGATTGCACGAATTCTTTCAATTAGAGAAAAGTAACGATGAGGCTAATAGACAAAGTTCTCGGGGCAACACTTGAAAAACGAGCAGAAATTTATCTATCGCTGACCCCTGAAGAAAAATATGCGCTCGGGGCTATCATGGACGCTGAAATTGAGAATCCGTGGGCAAGGTGGGAAAACGACCCAGTTGGATTTATCGAAGATGGCTTGGGCGAAACCTTATGGACTAAGCAAAGGGAGATTTTAGAATCCGTAGTAGAAAATAAAAGAACGGTAGTCCCAGCATGTCACGCGCCAGGAAAATCTCACTTAGCAGCGAGGGCTATGGCATGGTGGATTGCAGTTCACCCACCAGGAACGGCAATTGCGATTTCGACAGCATCAACATTTCGGCAGGTCAGAAACATTATGTGGGCGCAGATAAGAAAAGTTCATATGGCACACAAGTTGCCAGGCGAGATACTAACTACCGAGTGGAAAATCAACGATACCGTTACAGCCTACGGTTTTGCGGCGGCTCCAGGAAACGAAGCGGCAATCCAAGGAATCCACGCACCCCACTTGCTTATTGTGGTGGATGAAGCGGGCGGTATCTCAGAAACCATTGGTATAGCCCTAGAAGCCCTAATGACGGGTGGACACACACGCCTATTGGTATTGGGTAACCCGCCGACAGATTCTGAGCAAGGCTGGTTTGAGCGCATTTGCAGTTCACCGATCTATAACATAATTCCGATTAGCGCCTATGAAACTCCAAATTTTACGGGTGAAGATACTGGATTGTGCAAAACTTGTCCGTCGCACATTGAAGAACATTCAGTTGCAACCCACCTTGTAGATAAAACTTGGGTTGATGATGTAATAAGTGAATTTGGAGAAGATTCCGCTTTCGTTGAAGCCCGCGTTCATGCCAGATTCCCAAAGAGTTCGATTAGTAAAGTTATTCCTTATACATGGGCAGAACAGGCTACTCAAAATGAAGAGCAAATAGTTTCTCAGGTTATTCGCCTTGGCATAGATATCGCATCAGACGGTGGCGATGAGTTCGTTATTGCTCAGGCTGATGGCTACACGGTAAGCATTACTCACCGATCTTCAGGTAAGGCAAACGCGAACGCCGTAGATGTGGCTGGCGTGGCTATTGAGCATATCCAGCGAGCAGTTGATAAACATTTAGAGCGCGGGATAACAGATTTAGTTCGGGTCAAGATTGACACAATTGGTGTGGGCTGGGGAGTTGTTTCCCTATTGGATAGATGGGTCAAAGAGCGCCAAATGAGGGCAGTAGTCATTGGTGTCAATGTTGCAGAGCGACCTAAAGATCAAGCCAAGTTCAAAAATCAACGAGCCGAGATGTGGTGGAATACCCGCAATCTGCTACAACCCAAAGAAGGAAAACAAGAGATTCGCCTAGAAGCGGATAGGCAGGTATTAGCGCAGTTGGCTGGACCGACTTTCAAATCTGATTCTTCTGGGCGCATACAGATTGAGTCGAAAGTAGATATGAAAAAGCGTGGCGTATCTAGCCCTGACCGAGCCGAAGCGATACTTTTAGCGCTCTATGAAAACAAGAGCGTATTGCCACCGATTGCCCCTATTTCAATTGGGCAAAGTAATCAATGGGACATGAATAGCCTATAAAATGATTGAGGTTACGGTTTAAGATATGTTTGCAACATAAATAACCTTGGGTGGGAATTAAAGCCTAATGGCACCCACACTCATTAGAACCTGATTCGGGGCAATAGTAATAAGTTTTATTTTCAGGTAGTTTGCAATGAGGACATGATTTCTCATCCTCAATAACCACGATTTCAGATTCCCTATATTCTTTGACGCAGTTATTACAATATGCCAAATTATCAGCCCACTCAAGAAGCCAACGCTCATGGCGCTGGCTCCTCATGTCATCCAGAAGGCTCATGCGAGTACAGGGTTAGGTTGAAGGTCAAAGACTGTCTCATAAAGTAGTTGCCCACCTTCCCAATCGCCCCAATTCCCATCAGATGAAATATCTATCGCATTACCGAAGTGGAACTTGGCTCGGATAAGGATTGCACAGACAACGACATCGTAGGGCTTTCCAGCAGTCTTGCAGAAAGCAAATCCCGTATCGGTTGAGTTCATGTGGAATGTTTCGTGTGAATCTTTTCCGACCCCATTGAATGTGACATCTGTGGCGGTTGTAATTGGTAGAGTCTTACCAAAAGCATCCCTTATCTCGACCCCCGCGTCTATCGCGGTTCCAATAATAAGAGTGCAATCTTCAGAAAATTCTGCAAATGCGTTACTAAACGGTCTTGCAATTGTCCAGTAATGTGTGTACCCCATTATGCCACCCATCGCCTTTCTAATACGATGTTGCGCCAATCTAGCGCAAACTTATTATCTGTTGGAGAAAGACTTCTGATGAACTTTTCTGAAGCCTCGTAGTAACTTGGACCTTGGCTCTCTCCGATTACCTTGGTTTGAATCCAACCGTTCTTGCGAACAGTTAGGTAAACGCATGCAAAGACTGAGCCGTCCTCAATTTTGCGAAGCGATATGTAGAAAGCCTTTTGCCCGTATTCATTCTTGCCTTCTTCGATCTTGGCAAGTTCGTAGATTCCGTCATATGAGCGAACAATGTCCCACTCAACGAATTTCTTGGTTGTAATATTTTTTCCAACCTTTACTGAATCCCACCCCATTTTTTTTCCTCTCTCTAGGAACAACCCAAGTATAACTTACTGGGGTTGGTTATGCAACTACCTTTGAACCGAATTCGACATTGACAAAGCAACTTGCTTGGTAAGCGATTTCGCCTACTTGATCGCAGTAGACACCTTCAATAGTTCCCTTGACGGTTGTTTTTCCCTTACGAACTAAGATTCTGCTGACGGTGTAGGTATCGTCCCAGTCAAGATAGATTTCAACTTTATATCCATGGGAAACTGGCAAAGTTACTGTTCGGGCTTCCTTGCCATCATTGGTGCGCCATACTTCAACGCGACCACCCGATATTGCAAAGATATTTCCTTTACCGATTTGTTGAAGAAGTTCATCTTCATTAAATGGACGGTATTTATCCCAAT